CTGCTTGTGTTAAACCTCTAGATCTCATTGCTTGAGACATACCAAAGTTGCCCTTGTTCATCACTAATTGTCTAGCTATGGATGAACCTCTCACACCACGTTCAGCAGCTCGTGCTTCTATAAGACCTTCGTTAGATAACATCTTTTTAAAGTCTTCTTGATTTTGTAAGATTGCTAAAGACTGGGCATTATTTACTTGTTGTTGTACTCGAGAGTAAGCTCGTTGAGCTGCAATATTTGCTTGGTCAACCTCTTGTTCAAATTGTACTTTTTTAGTTGCGTAAGTAGTTCTTGTTTGCATCCACTTACGTTCGCGGACTTTGAGTTTATACTCGTAATTACGTCTCGCTTCTTGGTTGGCTTTGGACGCTGCTGCTGCATTTCCTACTGCACCTATCGCTGGTCCTATCGCTGCTACATCGCACACGGCAAAATTCTATAAAGGATAAATTGTTTGGTCCGTAAGTTAATCTCCTAAGAAATTTAAAACCTAAGAACCTAAGTAACTTGAGATGGACTTTGTTTCTTTCGTCAACAATGTTCCACAGTAACTTTTCTTTTCTGGATTGGATATACCTTTTCGCTTCTCTAGCAAAGGTATGAGGATAGTCGTAGATTGCTGGAGTACATAGCATCCAGATTTGCCCACCTTCGTGAACACCTGCCATGCCTGCCAACTCTCCGTTTGGTACCTCAAAGTAAACTGAATCGCAGTTTTGAAATCCTACGATCAATGAGTTTAGAGGGTCATGTCCATGACCTTCTGTGACTTCTTTATAGTCGTCTGGTAATAAATTAGAAGCCACACGAAGTGCAGCCTCTAATGTCGCTGGGTGAATGTATTTAGACACGCTCGTAATTATTGTTTGTGTAAACTCCTTCCCATGTCATGTTGTGAATTGTGGCTGGAGCTGGGTGTGTAGATTTAAGTGTTAAAGATGCATTTATATTTCTGTCGTAAATAGGAACTGTTCTTAAATTATTATCATCAACAATTGCTCCAGTGTTAGCTGATTGCTGGTCAGCACCTGTTACTTCAAAGACTTCTGTATAGTCAGTTCTTCCTGTTCTACTTAAGGTAGTTTCATATAAACCTACTGGACCAAAACCAAACTTGACTCTATGTAAAATAGTATTAGCTCTAGTATCAGCTCTCCAATTAGATCCACTCTGAGTTAGGTAGTAGATAGTAGGAAGCTTGACTTCCATTGTGTATTGATAGCCTATAAGAAATGTCTCTCCAGACCAATCACCATCTAGTTCTAAATTACTTCCGTTGATAGTAATTAGACCATATCTACCTAAGTTGTTACCTGCATCTACATCGTATGCTGCAAGTTGATTTGTACTTTCTAAACCAGTTGGCTTAGCTTTTGTAGATTTATTAGTAGTTGCGTTATAACTCCAACCACTTACTGACATCAAATGATCTAGGTGAACTCTGTTCTCTGCTAAAGCAAAGGTATTAGAATCCATCTTGATTGCATATTTCAGTAGCTGATCTTTATTGTTATTACGTACAACTACATACAAGAAATCATCTTGCATACAGTGGTATTGAATAGTTCCAGTAAGTGTCCATTTAAACCAAGAAGCTAGTTTCCTTTCTTGTATTTGGTCAAAGTATCTATATCCATACAAGGTAGAAGTACCTTCTTCACTAAAGAAAATAACTGAGTTCTCTCTTGAGTTAGATATAAGTTTAAGATCTTTTTCAAATAGTCTAGAAACTACTGCACTCTGTTCTATAACCTGTGGTTCGCCTTCTCTTTGTACTTGTGCCATCTCAAAGAATCTTGAGAACTTACCAGCATTATCTAAGAAGCCGAGAGTAGTACCAAGAGAGATAGGGTTAGTTGCAAAGTTAAAGTTGTAAGTAGAAAGAGCATTGATTTTAGCGGTGCTAGGGCTGAACACATCACTATCTGTAGTCAGCATGAACTGTTGATTTTGAGAAAATAAAACTAATCCTGTATTGGTTTGTATCCCATCAAATAGTATTGCTGGATATTCTGAACTAGCTGATATATCTATTGGGTCACTAGCTATTAATTGAATAGCTGATTTAGCAAAGAAATTAGTAAAGTCTCCGGGACGAGACAGTACTATATTTTCATCGGCAAGTATTGCAAATCTGTTTCTAAAGAACAGCATCTTGTTAATGTTCTTACCTATGAAAGAAGGTTCAGGGTTAGTTACATCATCACCAACTAAAGCGTCATCCCATTGTGGAACTGAATAAGTTTTACCTGAAATTGTATAGGTAGATCCATCCAGTTCAGTTAATCTAAAATTACTGTCAGCAGTTCTGATCAGAAGCACTGGCATCTTAGATCTTTTAAGTCTTATAGTTCTTCCCGGCTGAGCACATTCTTCCCATGTACCTTCACCATCTTTGTCGTTATTACCAAAGAATTTGACGAAGTGATTATCTTCCTCTGCCACACTATTAACAACCTCTACAACCATGCCGTGCTTACACTGAGAGGGCAAGTCTCCTACATCGTTAACCTTTCCAGCTACTACATTTAACAGCTCTCCTACGGGCGTAGAAGCGTTAAAGATAGCACTGCGTTTTATATGTAATCCTGTACCTATTTGACTTATATCATTAGTTGTAAAATTACCGCTTGCTATTAACTGAGTTCTAATATCACCAAGAATACTTTCAGCAGTAATAGTTGTTTCAGTATCAAATGGTGTGGGTTGTGGTCTGACTAAAGATAGGTTTGCTTGAACTACTGAAGTACTTATTTTATCTACAGTTATTTTGTAGTAACCATCTTTCATAAATACATAGAAGTAATCACCTTGTTGCCATCCTTCTCCACCATGTAGCAAATCATGTGTTGTTGTATATCTAGCCTGATATGTAGTTGTCTGACTACTTCCAGATCCTTCTGTATAAGGTACTGACTGACCAGTTGTAGCTATACGAAAATATAAATTCTTTCTACCTGTTTGGCTGCCTTGGTTAGAGGCATTGAATATATTAACTTGGTAACTATAGTTAGTATCTGATTGATTTCCATTAGCCATAGTTCCACCAGTAGCTCCCTCATCAACAAGAGTGTCTCCTGTGCTAACACTAAAAATACGTGTACCTACATTAGGTGCAAACGCATCTCTTCCATCTCCTGCTTGAGTACCACATCTAGCATTACTACCATTTCCTCTAGTTGCATGTGTTCTCATGCGAAATCCAGAATCACAATAGTTATTACTTGAGTTAACAAGACTTACATTTATTCGTGTAGCTGTGGTAACTGTCGTGGTATTGGTGTTGTCAAAAACATTTAACGCATACTGTTTTGCATAAGATATAGATTTCAATTCTACAAAAATTTCTTTCTGAAAATTTTCAAGAGGTTCTGTAGTAGTGTCCATCTCTGTAGTGATGGATCTGTTATTGATATAAGTAAAATCATTAAGAGTTAATGTTTGAATATCTTCGTCATCTGTATGAGTTAAATATGTATTATTTCCTATTGCATTAACTACTGTTTTCTCTGCTCCTGTTAGACAGTCCCACATTTTAATAACACCATTTTGTGCTATCTGTCCTATGTACTGTTCATTCTCATCACGATAGTAATGAAACCACCTACCGTTAGTTGTGGAATTATTTGTTCCATCAGATAATGATGCCACAAACTTTCCAGCCGGTCTTTTTATTAGTCCTTGTGTAACGTCAGGTAAGGCGTTCACCATGTCTTTCACCTGACCGGGAATTTTTTGCTCGTCAGGTTGTTGTGAAATGCCAGCCGTCAACGCTGGAATAGTTTGTGTAATGTTTGCCATTATCTAATAAGTGCTTTGTAAGGTTGATAAGATCTGTAATTACTTTCCTGTGGGAATCCAAAGAAATTATGATCTCCTTGCTCACAGTCGTATTCCAATGCAGCAGCTTTAGTTTGTGATTCTTGTAGTTGAAGAAGCTTAACTAAATCTGCATTAGAAACTAATTGGGTTGCTGCTCTTACTGAAGCTCTAGCAATTATGTATCTCTGTATAGCTGGAGGTACATCTACAAAAGCAAGTAAGAATGTTATGTCAAAATAAAAGTCTTGAGTAAAAACATCTGTGTGTAAAACGGTGTCATATAATTTGTTATCTCTTCTAACTACATCTCTAGTTCTGTCATACAATCCATCGTGGATATCAAATCTAAGATAGTTGCTAGGAATGAGATAGTTACCATTAGCATCAGGAGACATTTTTATATGGTCTTCTTTATTGAAATGCCATCCTTCGTTCTGTACATCTTTACAAGTTTCAGTTAGTAAGTTGTAGACAAAAGATATTTCTGGATTTTGAAAATTGAGAGCAGTGATTGGTGATTGACCAATGCTACCCAAGATAGAATTAACTGCGGATAGTTCGGTATCGGTTGCTATTTGAGTAGTCATAAAAAAAAAGGGAGCCGAAGCTCCCGTATAAAGTGTATAAAATTAACCGTTCTCAGGGTATGTTGTACCGAACGCTGAAGGTGCTGATGCGCCTACATATAGTTCAACGGCTGCTGCTGGGTTCAAGAAATCTGCTCCCATAGCTAGACGCCCTAATATCACATCGCCTTGGTAGACAACTGAAACGTCTCCAGAAGTTACCTGAACCTGAGGTCCGATAGCTTCTACAACTGCTGCGGCTTCCTTCTGGAAGATCAAACCACATGACTTAGCGAAGTCTGTGCTGTTACCGTAGTTGTTGTTTAGTCCTGTTACAGACTTTCTTCCGTCAGCTAAAGCTGTACCTACGTGGTCTCCTAAGTTTGAAGGAGAAGTCTCACCTGTAGTTCCACCATAAGCTACACCATGCTTAGCAAGGAATGGGATGTTCATTGACTTGAAGATCTTAATGCCTGCAATTTCAATGATTCCATTACCTGACTGTAATGCTGTACCTTGTGTGTCTCTATTGATAAGACCGTTTGAACCGATGTCTTGGATCAAACTGTAGTACTGACGTGGGTTAAGAACTGCACATCTTCCTTGTGAAGATACACCTTTCTCATCCAATGCTGCTGCTGCATCGTAGAAAGCATTAACTAAGTTACCTGCGTTGTAAGCATCAGAATCATTAGTTGTTGCTCCAACTCTGATCTGTGTTCCACCGGGCTCTTTGAAGTTAGTCTTTGATACAGGAGAAGCCTGTCTTGCACCTTTTGTTACAGCTCTAAAGATGAGTCTGTCGTACTTCTCAGCAAGAGCATATCCAATCTTCTTAGATATTTCTCCTCTCAATTCGAAGTGTGCAAGTGTTTCATCTAGCTCATATACAAATGCACTAGATATTAATAGGTCGTCGCAAGTTATTGTTTTTTCTGCGACTGGAGGTGCGCCGTCACTGTTACCTAATATGCTGTTTCCGGGAGTATGGAACTCAGCAGTTGTTCTACCTGTGTAGATAAACTGTAAAGATTTTCCATTTTTCAATGTTCTCTTCATTACCATATCGCGAGCTATAGACTCGTGTTGGAAGCCTTTGAACAT